ATGTCGAAAATGCACGTTAGAGGGGTAAAGCGCGTTCACGGTGTGAGCGCGAAGGGGCCGTATGACTTCGCCGAGCTGTTCTTGGAATCGGCGATCGAAGTCGGCAAGTTCGGGCCGGCGACTATCGAGGGCGGTGGCAAAGAACCTGTCTCGATGGAAATCGATCCGGCCGCGGTGAAGCAGTTCGAGAGCATCGCCCTTCCGGCCGATTTGGAAATCAATACCGAATCGAAGGCGGTGCGCGGCGAGTGGAAGACGGTTTGCGTCGGCGTAGTTGTTCCGGCGGTGCAACCGGTGCGCAAGGCGGGCTAGTGATGCGAGCCAGGCCCGGGCTGCGTTCCCCGCTCCGCGCGGCCTTGTCGGCCTGGCTCGCGGGGCTGCTGCTTTGCATCTCGGGGCTGGCGCTTGCTGACACTTGGACGTATACGGACGGCGCCTTTCAGTTCGCGGACAACTCCGGCAATTGTTTCTCGACGGAGGTCCTGTACCAGCAAAGCGTCTTGGCGCATTTTCCGCCGGCGTTCGGGTGGAAGGACGCGCCGGGTTTTCTTCCCGCGGGCTGCACGTACAACAGTGCGGGCGTGATCACAGGCTTGACGTTCGAGCTGTTCGACGCGAAGTCGGGCGCGCGCTTCGGTCGCCAAACCTACGGCGTTACGTTGATTTCGGACGCACCGGACCAGTTGGGGACGCTCTTTTCCGTAACGGACTTTGGCTTCGTGTTCGCGACGGTGTTTGTGTCCTCGCTGTCGCTGTATTTCGTTGCCTATGGGATCGGCCTGGTTCTGGCCGCGCTGAAATCATGAGCGCGGTTCAGTGGTGGGACCTGTTCGCGGCGTATTGGGCGCTGTTCTGCGCCTGGCTGGTGGTGACGGGTTTGAAGTTGTAGGGCGCGGCGTGGGGCCGCGCGGCGCGAGGGCGCTTTCCCTCTGGTTCGTTATCGGGAGACTGTCATGGTCAAACTTTATCAAACCTGGTTGGTGGGTCTGTTCGCGATGCTGTGCGCGCTCTCGGCGCAAGCACAGTCGGCGTTCGATCCGCTCACCACGGCGGTTTCGTTCACGGACGTTTCCGCTGCGCTCTTTGTGGTCGCTGCCGCCATCGTCGGCGTGCTGGTGATCATCAAGGGCATCAAGTGGATTTACCGGATGCTCGGGCGTTAGTCCGCGCAGTCGGCGTTGTGCGCGGCTAGGAGTTGTCCGGACGGTTCCTAGCCGTCTTTCTCTTCGGAGGTTGCGATGTTTGCTGCTTTGGTGGGCGGAATCTCGTTTGTCGATGTTGCGGCGGCTCTGATTTCGGTGGGCATGTCTATCCTTGGCGTAGTCGGGATTTACCGCGGTTTGTTCTGGATGATGGAAATGCTGGGCTATTCCTGGGACAGCCAGGACATGTCCTGGCATCGGAAAGCGGCAACGGGTCTCGGTCCCGATGGCGATATGTCACGGGCTGAATATGACGCGGCGTATCCGGTTGATCCGTCTGATCCGGACGATTGGCGAAACTACGATTGGACCGACGAAAACGACCCACAGCGGCATTTTCATTAAAGGGTTGCCATGTTGCGCATTCTGCTCTTCTTGGTTGGGTCCTGGTTGGTCCTGGGCGGTCTGCCGGCTGGCGCGGCGCTCATGCAGCCGACGACGGTTTATCTGTCTACGTGCGGAACGGGTGCGCAGACTTTCGGCAGTATCGGCGCGGCGGTGGCCGCGTGTGCGGCTTTGTCTCAGGGCTCCCCGTGCACGTCGGACCCTTATGCGCCGGATGGCTTCGCGAAATATCAGATTGAATCGATCAGCTCGTCCCCGTCTGGCTTTTACGGTAACTGTCCGAAGGCGGACGGTACCGGGTATTGGATCGCGCAGCACACGTGGACGTACGTCTACGTCTACGCGAGCGGCTCGGGGTGCCCTCAAGGCTTCACGCTTTATCGCGGCATGTGTACGGATGCGATTGCGCCTGGCGGCAGTCCGCAGCCCAAGGGGACCGCGACGATTGATGTTGCAGTTCCGTATGCGCCGAATCCTACCTCTCCGCCTCAGAAGATCTGCGTTGACGGCGTGGGCTACACGCCGCAATCGGGGAACAATCAATGCGCGCTCGATGGAGTGCAACAGTGGTGCTTATCCGCGACGAATGACGGGACGACCTGTACGGCGGGCTCCGGTGGATATGTAGGGGCGGTGACCGCGTCGAACGGTCTGCCGGTGCAGGCCGATACGACCTGCAGCGGTAACGAGATCGTGAACACTTCGACCGGCGTCAGTACGTGCATGGGGGCGAGCGCCACGCAGCCGATAAAAACGGTTTCGACAACGGTCGATCCGACAACGGGCAACGTGTCGCAATCGGTGGCGATCAATAACGGCTCGGGGAATACGAGCGGCGGTCAAACTCAAGTGACGACGCCGGGCGGCGTGACGACGACGGTTGCGGGCGGGGCGGCTGCAGGTGGTTCGTCTGGTAGCGGGGGTGGCGGCGGGTCAACGTCCGTGACGAATTTTCCGTCTGATTATGCGCGGGCTGGGGAGGCTGCGAGCGCGGCAAGCTCCATCAACTCGGCGCTCGGCGGGAAATTGGACACCGCCAATTCGAAGCTTGGGGACATCAAGAGCGCATTGAGCGATGCGAGCGCGACGGCGCCGACTGATCCGACTGTCAGGCCATCGTCGGACATCTCGGACCTGATGCCGGACAGCACATTTTCGGGCTTGAAGACGTGGACGCTGCCCAGTCGGTCGGTGAGCTGTCCGGCGCCGAGTTTCACGCTCTGGAGCCATACGTACACGATAGACGGGCATTGCACGCTGTGGGCGAGCGTGGGCAGCTCGGCGGCGGCGATCATGCTGCTCGTGTGGACGATCGGCGCCATGCTGATCGTGTTGGGGGCCTGACATGTTGAATCTGCTTTATGTGGCGGCGGCTTGGCTCGTGCGCGAGGTCGTAATCAAGGCGATGATCATCGCGGCGCTCTTCTGGTCGATGACGTACTTGATGCCGATGGTGATTTCCTACGTGTCGCCGTGGATCGGGGTTTCGTCTCTCAATTCGTTCTTCGCCGCAGTGCCCGATGGCCTTTACTGGATGTTCTACGCGCTGCGCTTCGATTTCGGGATTCCGCTGATTCTTTCGGCGTCGATCACGAAATTCCTGATTCGCCGCATTCCGCTGATTGGCTGACATGGCAGTCACCGGCTATTTCGGCACCCCAGGCTCGGGCAAGACCTACGAGGTGGTAAGCCAGGTCATTCTGACGGCGCTGCGCACCGGGCGCCGTGTGGTGGCGAATATCGCCGGGCTGCACTTTGAGGAAATGCGGGCGTATCTGCTGGTTGATGAGCATCTGCCGGAGAAGCAAATCGGCTCGCTGCTGCTCGTGTCGAACGCCGAGATCAAGGCGGCGGATTTCTGGCCGGCGTCGCAGGTTGCTCCAGCGCAGCATGAGGCGAAGGGCGCGGAGGCTGCCGCGGCGACAGCGTCCGCGGCCTGCGTCGGGCGCGTGGTCCAGGGTGGGGACCTGGTGATCCTCGATGAGTGCTGGCGCTTCTTCGGACCGGGTCAACAGGTCACGCCGGATTGCTTCGCGTTCCTCCGGGAGCATCGGCATTTCGTCAATGCGGCCGGCGTGAGCTGCGACGTGGTGTTGATTTCCCAGTCGATCCAGGACCTGGACCGCAAGGTGCGCGTCACGATGGAAAAGCATTTCGTGATGGAGAAGTTGAAGCGTCTCGGTCTTGCGAAGAAGTACACCGTTGACGTGCATAACGGGTACCGCATCAGCAAGCGCGCCATGCTGCGGCTCATCCGGACCTACAACAAGAAGTTCTATCCGTTCTATTCGTCCTACGCAGGCAAGGGGGGCGATGAGCGCGAGGTAGACAAGCGCGTGAACGTGTTGCGCAATCCTTGGCTTATCGCGGGCCTGATCGCGGGTCCGCTGCTGCTGATTTTCGGAGGCTTCAATGTCTACAAGATTTTCTCGCGCCGGAGTTTTTCGGCTGATTCTGTGGCTGCGGCTAGCAACGATGGCGTTAGAACTGGCGCTGTTGCTGCTGGTGGCTTGGGTGGGAGTGGTGGTTCTGCGCCTGTTGCCGGTGGTGTGGCACCTATAGCGCGTGCGGCGGTCGAGCGCGGGCCAGGTGATGCAGGCCAAGCCTCGGGGTGGCGTGTGGTCGGCGTCTACGTTCTGGGCGGCGGCGGTCCGGTGTTTCTTCTGAGTGACGGGAGTCATACGCGCTTTGTGTATGGCGAAAAGTCTTTCCGGTTCACTCGGTGGAATTGGGAGATTATCGTTGATGGAAAAGTCGTTACGAGTTTTGCGGGTGCTGTGGGCGGCGCTGGGGATCGGCCTGGCTTCCTCGGCGCAGGCCCAGCTAAATGA